GTGCGTATTCCAAGCCGAACAGAGCGTTCAAACCTGGCTCTAACTCTTTAACGAGTTGACTTCTTGATATAGCCATAGTTTAACCTCCTATATGCCTGCAACATTAGCACTGTATAAGTGCTTGTTAAATTTAACGACGATGTTAGCGTTGTTAGCAGTAAGATCTGAGTTCTCAGGATCTCCTGAAATACCAACAATTTTAACAGCAGTATCAGCACTAGTTGAGAAAGTCTCACTGTTTACTTCTGCTTTTGATGTTCCACTGTGTGTAGAACCGGCAGTGTAAACTAAGTTAGCTGTTTCACCAACGTTAGCTAATGTCATTGCACCAGATACTTGAACTTCAAATAACTGATTCGGATCGTCTTGTACGAAAGCTTTGATAGTACCGTCGTAGCTTGAAGTGTTAGCTGCGTGGTAGTTTGACCATATTGGTTTTCTTGTGTTCACGTCAACGTATTGAACGCCGTTGAAAACACCTACTACTACGTCTGCAACACCATTAGCAACTTCTACTGTACCACCAGCTACCATCTCCACAGGATCTCCCTGGAAGATTGAGGTCGCATAGCCGTTAGCTACAAGGTATTGAGTCTGACCGTTTGTTGACGGACCAGAACCTTGCATTCTTACAGCTCTGAAACCAAAGGGGGCGTCTTGATTTGCCATGTTAATACTCCTTTAAAAGTATGTGTTGTTAGTAAGTGTTACGTCTAGGTCAGAAAAAAAATTATTCACTTTTTTTCGAGCCACCGAACGTAACTCTAGTTTTTCGCTCGGGCTTATTGATCGGCATAGAAGGGTGTTGTTCCTTTAGAAGATCGTTGTCAACAGCATCCTGTTGATCATGAGCTAGTTGAGAGTAGTATTGATCTCTCTCTTTTGCGATCTCTACCGGCACCTTTGCCAATAATAGTCCACCAACAGAAACGATACCTGCGTGTTTTCCTTCAGCTTCACTAGGAAAATCAAAATCGGGATATTCATCTGCTCGAACAAGTTCATAACCTTGTCTGAGTCGACCGATAACGTTTTTGTTATCTTCATATCCTCTTACTGATTCCCTAATCCATCTGAATTTAAAACCCTCAGGTGGTTCTGGTGTATCAAGCGAGCTTGGTAGCTGCCAATGTTTTTTGCGTGCTTCTTTATCCCTTGTGGATGCAGATCTAGGTGTCTTATCAATCATAATGTTACCTCCTCTGTAACTTTAGTTTTTCCGACGCATATTGTTCGTTGGAAAGACCAAGTCGTTTTGCGATAGCCGCTTCTGAACTTGACAACTTAACTACGTTGCGTCCTGTGCCTCTGTTTCGATGTGCGCTTGCCACAGTCTGGACGGGCTGTTGGCGTGCGGGTTCTTCGGATGAAGAATCTTGTTGAAACTTATGAGGAAGGTTTTCCCTCATACGTTTATCAATCTCACTATAATAGTAATCTGTGCGTGGATCAACACCTTGATTTACTAAATCTTCGTGAATTGCATAAGCAACGTTGGTCATCACCTTATCAGTGCCAAACCATTCGTTTTTCTCTGCCCAAGACTCAGCTTTTGGATCCTTAACAGGTTGTTGAGGTTGTACTTTAGGTATTTCAATCTCTCTTTCCTGCTTAGGAGCATTTGCTAAAGCCTCTTGTTGGGCTTTTATTTGCTCATATCTGCTTTGCTCTGTGCTTAATTTTCCAATTTCAAATTGTGCATTTGCGACAGCATCATAATCTTGGTCTTCCATTGCTTTTTTAAGCTTGGCTTTCGCTGCTTCCATGGAACCAGTCAAACGACCACCCATCTCATTTACATAGCCACTATTAAGTTTGCCTAATTCATCTTTAATTTTATCTCTTTCGGCTTTAATAGCTTGAGCAATTGCTATTGCTTCTTCTTCACGTCGTCTAGATTCACCAAGCTGATAAGCATATTCATCAAATCTTTTCTGAACAGACTTACTATACTTATGTTTGGAATCTTCTTTAGGTTCCTCTTCTTCGAGACTTACTTCTTGTTGTTTTGACTTGTCTTCAACAACAGGTTCTTCCTGGTTGTCAGACTCTACTTCAAAAGTTTTTTTCTCTTGAGGAATCTCAATTTCATTTTCTTCTGTTGGAGAAGCAATATCTTCCGACTCTACTTCTACAGAATACTCTTGTTTTGTTTTATTGCCTGATTGAGCCTGTAACTCAGCAACTTGTCTATCTACTTCGTTCATGTGTATACTCCTAAAATATCCTCAGGACTTTCGACAGTCCCAATTATCTCATCATCATTTAGTATTCTGAGTTCGCCTCCCTCGATTTTGATTCGAGATCCAGCGTATCGTGCGATGATTACCCAGTCGCCTTTTTTACACCAAGGTCCATTTGGAAATTTATCCTTATCTGCGTAAGCGTCGGGTCCGACTTCTAGAACTAAAGCACATACAGAAGCAACTTGTTGATCTTCTACAGCTTTGTCAGTTAATAAAACACCACCTTTAGTTTTACCTACACCTTTGTAGGGAAGAACTATTAATCTCCAACCTGTTGGTTTGGGGACTTTACTAAGGTCGCTCTTTTTATCTTCTTCTTTTTTCTCAGCGGGCTTTATCCCCACTATCTTTTTTTCGTTGGGCATTATCAGCCCCGTTGTCGACTTCATCGTCTACCTCCCATTTGCGAAACAGATCCCTAATATCTGAATCGAGTTTGCGAAGAGAAGTTAGTTGACCAACTAGGTATTGGTATTTATCCCAACTCTCTACGTTTCCGTCTATGATTACAGACTTTACATCGTCTTGTCTAGTCTTTATTAGACGTAAAATTGCTGAATATATATTTACTTCCACTACTTAGTAATTTTCTTAGACTTCTCAAAAGTCCTAAGCCCGGCCATGCCTAAAAGTGCCATGACTAAAGGCATTAATTGTTCCATGTTCATTTGGGGTAGTGGACCCACTTCAATTTGGAATACTCCTAAAAAGAACACGATAAAAGGTTTAAGGACAAATTCGAAAAATATGGCCAATGCTGCACTAAATCCAATGAGGGGTCGCCAAGAACGTTGCAGTAAACCTGAAATATCGGTAGCTGTAGACTGAGCATCGGCTAAATTAATATCCATTTGTTTAGAGTTAATTTCATTTTCAAGTTCTTGTAGTTTAATTCTTATTTGACCTTTTTCTTCTTCGGATGTGTGAACACTGTCGATCACTTTACCAACAGTGTCCACTAAAGATCCGCCTAAAATTTTAGATAACATTAATTAGATGTATTGAGCGATGATCCAGCCAATAGCAATACCTATTACAAGCCACTTCTTTTTGGGATGATCATTCCATAATTGTTTGATTTTATCCATTAGAATACTCCTTTGAATTTGGTACCACGAATCGCAGCACCGGTTCCTCTCATACCTTGAGAGTTAGGTCCCTTTTTAGGGGGAACTGTTCGTGTGAGTCTTTTCCCTTCGACTGACCCACCTTTTTTAAATTTTTTAATCATGCCACCGTTCTTTGCTTCTTTCGGTACTCCATCTTTATATTTTGTGGACATTTCATTCATGATTTTTTTAAACTGATTAAACTTCTCTTGAGTATCAATATCTTTATAAGACTCTACGCCGACAGCTTCTTCTGCCATATCAATAATTTTTTGAGGGGTAGATAACCCTCCGCCGAAAGTTAATTTCTTATCGATAAAAAGACCGATCTTTTCTTTAAGGCTAGTTTTTTTATCTTTATCTTCAGCCATTAAAATACTCCCTTAAAACCTTTTCCGCTAATTGCAGCTCCAGTTCCTCTGGATACCATTCCACCGTTTGCTTTTTTCTTTGGTTCCATCTCTTTAGCCATCTTCATTTCCTTTTCAGTAGCTGGACGTAAGCCAATCTCTAAAACCATACCGCCATCTTTTTTCTTCATAGCGCCACCTTTTTTCATGTAGCCCATTTTGTTTCTTACACCCGTTGGTAATTTTGCTAGACCTGGGTTTTTATCTTTATCAATTGGTTTTAGTGGCATCGTAATCTCCTAGTGTACTGTTTTGTTATATACGGGGATAACCTCGTATTTGTAATTTGCTAGTAACTTTAACAAATCTTGTGTTTGTTTCAACCCTATTTCACGGTTCATTGCCCACTGGCCAGCGGCTAGATAAGAACTCGCAATGGCTAATGGATCAACGCCCTGGGAAACATAGAGAGAAAATAACATCTTAAATTCATAAGTAAGGGAATCAACGGCTTCTCTATCAATCTCTTCCAGAGGGTTATTTTTTTCTTTTTTTGACATTTGATTTACCTGCCTTTTGTAAAGCAATCGCAATTGCTTGTTTCTGAGGTTTACCTTCTTTCCTCAGTTTAGATATATTAGCACTAACGGTTGCTTTACTACTACCTTTTTTTAGAGGCATTGAGTCTCTCCATTTGAACGGCAGTTCGTTGATTTTGAATTCGTTGTTGTTGTGCTAGTTTGGCAGAATCAATTGATTTTTTATAACTTAATTTTTCTTCTTCTAATTTATGTTGAGCTAAATCATCAGCTGCATCGACATTAATTTTTTGTTGCTCAAGATCTAACTCTTTTAACTTTAAATCAACTAAAGGATCGGGACCATTTCCTAATGGTAATATTTCTTGTTCTTCAGCGACCATGTCGTCTGTAATTGCTGCAATCTTCACCGCTACTTGTTTTTCAATTTGTGCTTGGAACTGTTGTTGTAGTTCGGGTGGAACTTGTCCTCCAAACTTTGCAGCTTCTTGTTGTAGAACAGGTTGTAATTCCATCATCACTTCATTTCGTGCTTGTGCAGAAACATGTTCAATAACGTGTGCTTGAAGTATAGTTAAAACTTGTGGGTTATTTCTGACTAAATAAGAACTCATAAAGGCACGGTGGGCTTCCATGTGAGCAATATGATCTTGATCGGGAAACACGGTCAATTGTCCTAGCATCAGTGATTGTGAATTCTCGACACCAGGATCGACAGGTTGAGGTCCTGCGGGTGGAGGTAAAATATTTTCAATTTGTTGAACACCTAATGCTTGATACATTCTGCGATACGCTTCGTATAAATTGTGAATCTCGGGATTGCTTTGAGCTAATTGTAATTGAGTTTGTGCCAACATAATTCGCTGACTCATCGAAAAGATATTCGGATCGGAAACAGGAATGACATCAACTCTTTCATCAAAGTCGGTTGTCTTAATCGCACGATCACCGCCCGCAACTTCATATGGATATTCTCCTGGTAAAGCGGTAGCAAATAATCTAGCGAGTAATTGAAATTCTTCTTTTTGTGCATAGTGACATCTTTTGTGAATACCACTCATCACTTTGGAACCTTGTTCTAAAAGTGCCATGGTTGTACCAACAGGGTTAGCCTGTGAACCATCTCCGACTTTCATATCGGCAATCGCTGCAAATCTTCTTCCCGCATCCACGACATATCCTAATAACTGAAATAAAGTTCCATCGGGTCCTTTATACGGTAAAGGCATTAACGCATTTCGTAGATCTCCTCCTGGTGCATCCACATCTCTGAATTCTCCAGGCATCAAAGGTTCTTCATCATCTCGTACACGAAGACCTCTGGATTTGAAACCGGCAGGTAAGTTGGACAATGTACCTGCATCGAGCAATGCTCGCAGTGCTGCTGTAGCCGTTCTTGTCAAACCGCCAAGCATATGCACTAAACCAAAACCATAAAATCCGAGACCAGGTAAAAACTTGTAGTGGACAAAATATTTTTGTCTCATGAACATCGGATCGTTCTGTAAATAGTTTCGGTAGATTGATAAAATC